CACTGACAACCTCGGTTATAGTGATCCCGGATTCCTCAATGGCCTTTTCAATAAGAGATAAGGACGTGATCCCACGGGAGCCGGCAATAATAGTCTTCAATCTTTTTCCACTAATTCTTTCTCAAGAAGAAGTTTCGCCAACTTCTTAGAACATTCTAAGGAAATATAATGGGTATCAGCATGAATTTCTACCTTCTCCCCACTCTTCTCTATCTCCGAGGTGATCCGCTCTAAATGTTCTGCCACAGAAGTCATCTGCTCCTTATGAGCCTTAAGTGCTGCTATAGGGTCTTTGAGCTTGTTCAAATGCTCGGCCATATCATCGCCCTGTTTAAAATAACCCAAACCCAATCGAACAACCATAAGGTCTCTCCTTGACTTGAAGTGAAAGTCTTTTAGTATTATACTGTCAGAATGGGAAATAATTCAGGAGTAAATAAAAAAGCCCCCGGGGATTAACCCGAGGGCCTTCTAAACTACCTTGCGGCAGTTAACTTAGCGGCTGATCACCACGCGGCAGAGACCGAGCGGGTTGTGACACCCGATACCAAGGTTCTCAAAACATGAAAAACCAATGGTACGATTCTTCGGATCATCCGCTGACAGTACTGTAAGTTCCGTTCTGACCGGAATACGGCCAAAGAACTCAGGTTCTGTGCAAACGTAGATGTACCCAACAGGCACCCTACGTGAAACGATGATCTGGGCACCCCAAACGGTGGCCATCAAACCGGTCTTCAACAGGGTTGCTTGGCTCTCGATGTCGAGAACGTCGCGGCCCCATTTACGGATGTCGCTGTAGTCGAGAGCATTGGCAAATACGCGTGCAACGCGTAGATCCTGGCGCTCGATGCGAGCAAAGGCATCTGCAAGGTCTGAAGGTGTAAGCGGGGCAGTTGCCGGCACGTCAGCATTGGTCGCGCCAATGTTGTCGAAGCCACTGGTGGCTACTGCATCCAGAACATCAAACACACGTGTGTCTTCTTCGGCCTGGATCTGCGCCTTCGCCAGATCTTGAGCACGTTCGATCAAATCGAACCGACGCTCTTTGATCTGAGTCAGCGGGATCTCAGGATTCGAGGAGATCTCGAAAAGCGGGAATATAACACGGCGAGGTTTCGTGATGGCCAGAATGTTCTGACCTTCTTCGCCGACGACGTACGCACTGACGTTCGGGTCTTTGTCATAGATAGGAAGTGCTCCGTCCGGGAGCTGCTCGACCAAGAAGGTCTTGCGGCCAACGGAGGTGTAATCCCTACGAAGACGCAGAGGCTGAACCATCGATGCGGCCAACTTAGCACGACCAGAGGCGGTCTTAAGATAATCGCCTATGATCTGCTGTTTCAGTTCGTTGCTAATTACTTCAGGCATTAAGACTCACCTCCTTAGATTTTAAGCTGGACGGTCATATACGGATCCGTCGATGTGGGTTTCTGGAGAAGGATACCGACACACGTCGAATATCCCGTAGTGACAGACGAAGCATCATTCAGAGAGGTCCCATTAATGAGCAGACCATTTCTGCTTGAATACATCTTATCACCCGCGGTGTACGTAATTGTAGCGCCGCCCCAGCCTACGATCTCATAGATGTCAGTACGAATGACCGTACCGGTTCCATGAGCGTAGACGACTTTGTTCGATGCAACTGCTGAACTGGACTCGAACGGATTTCCCAGAGCATTGTTGACTGCGATACCAACTGCCATATCAAAAGCAGCTGTATTGTCACCAGCGCACGGACCAATCTGTCCATCTCCCGCAACTGCCACAACGCTTCCAGCCAAAATCCCTTTCGGGGTATTGGCATTCAGCCTCGTGTTAGCAACTTTCTCGGCATTACCTACTCTGTTATCCTGCGTCAAACCTGCAGTCGTAATAGCACCAAGGGTGTTATACGTCTGCCGATACAGAACTTCCAGATGGGTATCCGGTGAAGGGTTACTGTAACTCGCCATTTAGCTCACCTCCCAAACATGGTGTTGAATGAAACGGCTGATCTGGGAGCATCCCATAAAGGGGACTCCCAGTCAGATTTTTTATTAGCGATTCTTACCAAATACTGACGAAATATCCGGAGGAGTTTCCCACAGACCTGAAAGGGGATCCTCACTGCTGGCCTGTTTCACCAGACCACTCAGCTTTTTCGCACCGGTCTTCGGTTCCGGAACGATTTCTGCATTGTCAAAAAGAACGTCGAGAAGGTCCGCAGCTTCTTTTTCACAAGCTTCGCCTTCGGCCGGCATCTCTTCTGCAGGGGCTTTCTTAGCTTCTACAACTTCCTCTTCGGCCGGCATCTCTTCTTTTGCAGGAGCTTTCTTCTTGGCTTCGACAGGCTCTTCGGCAGGTGCTTCCTCTTCTTCTTTCGGGGCCTTCTTAGCTTCGGCAGGTGCTTCCTCTTCTTCTTTCGGGGCCTTCTTAGCGGCATCTTTCTCCGCTTTCTCTTCCGCGGCCGGTTCCTTTGCTTCTTCTTTCTCTTCTGCTTCAGGAGCATCTTCAGCAGCTATCTTCGCTGCAAGCTCAGCCTGACGCTGGAGAGTTGCCATGATAGCACGTTCCGGCATGAACATAAAATCGGTTGCCTGGTCTTCGATGAGAGTCTCATCGGAGCCGGGAAGCATGCGCTGTGCAATTGTAATGCACTTGAGAGCTTTGTCTTCGAGCTTTTTGGCCTGAACGACGGCTTCACGTGCGGAGGCTGCAGGTGCCGGATGTCCATCTTCCGTACGACCTTCACCCTGCCATGGATGTTTCATGTTCTGGTCTTCGCCCCAAGCAGAGGGGTCACCAGTTTTATACTTCTCAACCGGGGGATTCGTACGTTTCTGATTCATGGTATAAGGATCGGCCTGCTTCATAATCTCAGCAACCTTTTCCTCATCCCAGCTCAATCTCTTTCTCATTGTTTCCTCCTGTGAAAATGGAATCGTATTGTGAATTAATAGAATATTAGTAGATTATTAAAACTCTTCTCCATAAGGTACTTATGAGTAAAAATCCATCAATCTCAGCCATGAACAAATTTTAACTGCTTCATCTCGAGTAACTTTTCTACCAAGGTCCGAAACCACTCTTTGCAATAACTCAACTGGCTGCTTACCGTTGGTTCCACCAAGACTTGCAATGGTTTTCTTCACTTGTAAAGGCAATGTTTTTTTAAAGCAACCGTCAATGAAGGACAATACAGCAAGAAAATCTCTCTTACCATAGCCATAATCCTTCAGTACAGTTAGATCATTATTCGTCATAGCTATATGAACACCATAGCGTAATTTGTCATAAGACTTCTTATTCAAAGATTTAGCCATCTTCTGATTAATAAAACGGTCCCAAGTCTTCTGAGCGCCCCAAACCTTAGACATTACAAGGCTTGCAGGGCGAATAAGTGTCTCATCAAGAGTGTCAGGTGCTCGAGATTGACCAATATTATCGTCGGAAAGTTCTTTCAAAACATCATCCTGAACCTGCTTAAGAATATTTTTCTTAAGATCTTTCTTAAAAACTTTAATATCAGATTCTGCCTCAGGTGCAGCTTCCTCTTCAGCAGGTGCCTCAGCGGGGGCTTCTTCAGCCGGGGCTTCTTCAGCCGGGGCTTCTTCAGCCGGGGCTTCTTCAGCCGGGGCTTCCTCTGCCGGGGCTTCCTCTGCAGGAGCATCTGGGGGTGGGGGCGGTGGGGGTTTATCGCCACCCTTATCTTTTTTGCCCTTGGCCGGCTCTTTTGGCTCGGGTTCTTCCGCAGGAGGTTCCTCAGCAGGAGCATCTTCTTTTGGCTCTGGAGGACCTGGATCAAAGGCATCTTTTGAATCAGCAATCAAACCTTTATCCATAGCGGCCTTGAGATAATCACCGGGTTTGGATTTATAAGGCTGGGTCTTACAAGCTGTTTCAAGCTTGGCCATAATTTCCTGAGAGGGCTCCACAAAACTGCGGAGTACTGCACCGGTAAAGGCCGGCTGGCGTACCCATGAAGCCTCTATAAACTTTACGGAATCTGGCTCTGATTCATGACCACAAAGTTCTGCAATCTTCCTCTGAACACCATTATCATCAAAGAACATATTATTCTTCTGATAACGAACGTGCTCACAAGCCTGAGTTTCATCCACGGCCTTGTTACCACACTTGGAACAGATACTGAACTTGATTAAGCAGCCCATCGAAAGAGAGTTAAGCTCATTGGCTTCAATCTTCCGAATGAGATCATTATGTTTTCTATCTGTGGCAACCAGGATATCGATATAATGGGTGGTAAGCTCTTTGCCTTCTTTATCTTTACCGATGACAATCTCACGAGGAACTGCGTCAATAATCTTACCCTTTGACAACTCTGGAATCTGAACATGCTCGAGATAATTCTCTCCACCAACAAAGGTTTTATATGAATTCTTCAACACGCCCTTTGTCCAAGCGTCCCCATTATTATTGACAAACTTTGAAAATTCTGGATGGATTAAATAATCCGAATTGGCCTTTTTAGGGTCAGCTAAATCAACATCAACCGAAGCAATAATTGTGCAGTGGGATAAAAGATATTTATCCGGGGAATATTTGGCGATAACAGACTTGGCCGTCTTCATACGGCATTGACCATTTTTACAGGCATCCTTATAAACCCTGTTGGTCCATTGATCCGGACTTACAGAGGCCTGAGCTAAATTGGCATTTCCAAATCTATACATTCCCATGAAAAATTATTCCTTTGTAGGATCCAGAAAATCACTGACCTGATCAAGTGCATATGCAACCTGGGTCTGGCCATCAGCCTCAAGGTCGGCGGCCATCTTGTCAAGCTCTGCTACAATGGAGGCCCTCTTCTCGGTAACTTCTTTAGGCTCTTCAGGTTTTTCTTCCTGAGTAAATTTCAGTTTACCAATTTGGGACATCACTGTATTGACCCGGCCAAGAGCTCGGCCTTCCCAATCCTTCGGACGAAGAGAGATAGCATTAGATGGCTTAGATTGATTCTCGGAGATTACATAAATTTTATGTTCCCCAACTGTATATTTATGGAGGTAGCTCATTAGGACTCCTGAGATAAGGAAGAGTAAATTCTTTTAATCGAGGACTGCATGATATAGTCCGAGCATATAGTGGCATACTTTTCATATATGCGATTATAAGCCTGTACATCACTCATATCCTGAGTTTTACATTCGACAATATCATCTACAAGCCGGCCGACAACATCAGTGGCAAACGTATGGGCAATCCGAATAGCCATCTTCTCAGTACTAGAAGCTTGCCGCGGAAGACCATAACGCCTATCTGACAGATCCTTCTCATAAGAACTGTAGCCCATGTTGCGTACAACAGTCGGAAGGCCATAGATCTGAGGATTGACCTTAATAAGAGTCTCAGGACTCTCTGCAGTCTGCTCAATAGGCCATTGTACCCAAACCTTGTAGGTGGCCGGAATAACATGGGTGACTACTCCAACGAAAGGCGTGACATTCCATTCAGTCACAAACTTTCGAACACAGTCTCCGGGCTTAAAATCTTCCGGGGCTGCCATGCTGGGATATAAAGAAGGCATCATTACCGCCCTTTGAAAAAAAACCTTCTGATCTCAACAAAGGACCAGAAGGCTGTTTTGTTATCGGAAGAAATTATTCGGCCTTCTGATACGGAACGC